GGAGTACGATGAGGACAAAAAGGTGTTTCGCGATAAGCCAAGGCACGACTGGACAAGTCACGGGGCAGACGCGTTTCGAATGATGTCCGTTGCGTGGCAGGATGAATCGGAAATTGCAAAACAAAATGCACCGATTCGTGGCATTACTGTCGGGCAAAACGAAGTAACTCTTGAAGAAATGTGGCGAAGCACACCAACAACTAAATATCAAAGGTATTAGGTATGAACGATACGCTAAATAAGACTTATACAGATTGGTACAACACCATTGCCCAGTATGACAAAGCATTTAGGGAGTGGGAAGCAAGAGTACCCCGTATTATTAAGCGTTACCGTGATGATAGCCGTACCCGTAATAACCCTAATGCCCGTTTTAATATCCTTTGGTCAAATGTTCAAGTTATTAAACCTGCTATTTTTGCCCGTTTACCCCGCCCCGATGTAAGCCGTAGATTCCGCGATAACGACCCGATTGCTAGGGTTGCGTCAATGATGCTTGAACGCGCGTTGGAATATGAGATTGAGCATTACAACGACTATCGTTCTGCGATGGATAACGCAGTCCTTGACCGCCTATTGGGTGGGCGCGGTACTGCATGGGTGCGTTATGAACCCCATATCGTTGCTGAACAAAGCGACCTAAACACAGGCGTAGCTGGTCAAGATGTAGGTAATGGAATACAAATTACAGAGGATGCCGATGAAGCCGAAACGGAAAACGCTGAATTATTGGAATCGCAAGAACGCATTGAGTATGAGTGCGCCCCAGTTGATTATGTGCATTGGCGCGACTTTGGTCATACTGTTGGTCGTACTTGGGAAGAAGTAACTGCCGTATGGCGTAAAGTTTATATGGGCAGACAAGCCCTAATTGACCGCTTTGGTGAGGAAGTTGGTAGCCGTATTCCGCTAGACACCAAGCCCGAAACCGATAAATGGGCTACTAAGCAAATGACTGCCGAGCATTACCAAGCGTGTATATACGAGATTTGGGACAAAGAGCAAGGCAAGGTCTTTTGGATTAGCAAGTCGATGGGCGAGATTCTTGATGAAAAAGATGACCCGCTACAGTTAGAAGGCTTTTTCCCATGCCCTAAACCGTTGTATGCCACGCTAACCACAGACAACCTTGAGCCAATCCCTGACTTTGTTTTATATCAAGACCAAGCCAAACAATTAGACACCCTTGCAGACCGCATTGATGGGCTTGTCAACGCCTTACGAGTTCGTGGTGTATATGACGCTTCTGAATCTGCCCTACAACGCTTATTCTCTGAAGGCGAAAACAACGCCTTGATTCCAGTCAAGAACTGGCAGGCATTTGCTGAGAAACAAGGTATGAAAGGTGCGATTGACCTTGTTGATTTAGCCCCGTTTGCCCAAGCCTTACAAATGGCTTATCAAGCAATGGAACAAGTTAAAGGGCAAATCTATGAAATCATGGGTATTGCCGATATTCAGCGTGGTCAAACTGACCCCAATGAAACCCTTGGCGCACAGATTATTAAGTCTAATAATGCCGCAGGAAGGCTTAAGTATTTACAGCACTCGGTGGTGGACTTTGCTACCGAGTTGCTCAAAATTAAGGCACAGATTATTTGCAAACACTTTACTGACGATACGATTGTCAAAATTAGTGGTGCAATGCAACTAAGCCCGCAAGACCAAGCGTTGATTCCGCAAGCGTTGATGTTGCTCAAAGACGAACCCGCTAAGAACTTCCGTATTGAAGTGACTAGCGATTCCATGATTTACCAAGATGAGCAACAAGAAAAACAAGACCGTGTGGAGTTCTTAGCCGCAGTCAGCCAGTTTATGAACCAAGCTTTACCGATTGCTACAACTGCACCTGAACTAACTCCATTACTGATGGAAATGTTAAAGTTTGGTGTTACTGCATTTAAGGCTGGTAAAGGTATGGAAGGGCTTATTGATGAAACTGCCGACCAATTTAGAAATCAAGCTAAAGCGATGGAAGGCCAACCCAAACCACCGCCTGTTGAGGTGCAAAAGATTCAGGCTCAAACCCAAGCCAAGATGCAAGAAATGCAGATGTCAGTCCAACTTGAACAGCAGAAGATGGCAGCTCAGATTGAATTGGAGAAAGCTAAACAAGAGTATCAGGCACAAGAGAATCAGCTTAAATTCCAACTGGAAGAACAGCGTAATGCTCAAGACCGTGAGATGGAGATGAAGTTAGCTCAAATGAAGATGATGACTGAGCGTAACACCCAACTCCTATTGGCTTACATTAACAACGGGGCTAAGATTGAAACGGCTCGGATTAGCGCAGGCGTGGATTCAGGCGAAGGAATTGCCGAACAATACGACCAAGACGAGAACATGATTCAGAATCTTGAGCATCCATTAGCCCCAATAGCCCAAGCAATTACGCAAGGCAATCAAGAAATGTCGGCTACACTAGCGGCGTTAATTGACAGACTAAGCCAACCCAAGCAAGTGGTTCGGGATGAAGCAGGCAAAATTATCGGGGTTCAATAATGGCTATAACAGTCAAACACACTAAAGTCAGCACAATACCTGACACAGATGACACAAGTTTAGTTAGACCAAGCGATTGGAACGCTGACCATACCTTAATTGGTTTGGGAACAATGGCAGAGCAAGACTCTAACAATGTCAACATTACTGGCGGGTCAATCACAGGCGTAACAGGGTTAGGTGATGTAACAGGCCCTGCTTCCGCTACAGACAATGCTATTACTCGTTTTGATTTAACAACAGGTAAGCTAATTCAAAACAGCACAGTAACCCTTGATGACAATGGAAACATTATTAACGCCAATTCTCTTGGGTTAGATACAACCCCCGCAACCGTACCGACTACCGTAGGCACAATGTCATGGGATGACGGGGATGGAGTGCCAACTGTTTTATTAAAAGGTGGCAATGTCAATCTACAGGTTGGAACACAAGTATATGCACGGGTATTTAATGATAGTGGAACGACTTTAACTAAAGGTCAAGCGGTATATATTTCAGGCGCACAAGGTAATCGTGTGGCTGTCAAACTAGCTAGAGCCAATGTAGAGGCCACATCTTTTGGAACAATCGGCTTAGTTGCTGAAACCATGACAGCAGGCGCAGAAGGCTACATTATTGTTTCTGGTGCGTTATACAAATTAAACACGTTAGGATTGGTGGCGGGTGCTACGGTTTATTTATCACCCACAACCGCAGGCGCATTAACCACAACTAAACCCCAAGCCCCCGACCAATTAGTTGTGGTGGGTTGGGTAGAACGAGTTGATAACAATGTAGGTTCTATTTATGTCAAAGTTGATAACGGCTATGAACTAGACGAACTACATGATGTACAGATAACTGCACCAATTACTACAGGACAAACCCTTGTTTATAACGGCACAACTAGCGTATGGCAAAACAGTAATGCGCCTACGATTGTCGGTGGCTCAATCAATAACACCCCCATTGGTGCTACTACCCCATCTACTGTAAACGCTACTACGATTACAGGACAAACAGCTAGGTTAAATGGTACTGGGCAGAACTTACTTACCTATTCTCAGTTAATTGGTGGAACTAACTGGTCATCTGTAGGAACTGCGTCTGTAGTAACTAATGCTGTTTCTGCGCCCGATGCGACTACAACTGCCAGCGCAATAACTGTTGCGTCAGGTGGCTATTATCGCCAAATTACTGCGTCTGGAACTATATCTGCTGGTGCTACATATACTCTTTCTTGTTATGTAAAAGCATCTGCTAGTGGTGGTGCAGCCAATGTTCGCTTAACTACAAACAATGTAAATGCTTGGAATACAGGATTTTCTACTCGTTTTGCTTTAACATCAAGTTGGCAACGAGTTTCTGTAACTGGAACAATTACTGGCAATTCTTCTTGTTACGCAATTATTGGCGCTATTGATGCTACAGGAACGGGCGATGCACTTTGCGCTGGTAATGTGGATGTATGGGGCGCACAACTTGAAATAGCATCTTCTGTTGGAACTTATGTAGCGACCACAGCTTCAGCAGTCTACGGAACTCCTACCCTATCCTTTAGTGGAGTATCTACTATTGGATTAGAGTCTAATGGTGCGTTATTCTTGCAACCCGCAGGAACAGGGGCGTTACAAGCACAAGCTACTACATCTACAAGTGCTGGTGGTAATGCTAGGGGTGCTAATGCGGTAGATTGGCAGACATTAAGAAGTGCGGCTTCACAAGTAGCGAGTGGTTCGTATTCAACAATAGTTGGCGGTCAGCGTAATACATCTGGTACTGGTGCGTTTGTTGGTGGTGGGTATCAAAATAACTGTACTGCATACGAAGGTGTAATTGTTGGTGGAAGTTCAAACACATCAAATAATTTTCAATCTTTTACTGGCGGTGGTGCAAGCAATACAAATGGTGGTGTTTTGTCGGTTATTGGTGGCGGCTCTACCAACACTTCCAATGGTTATTTCAACTTTATAGGCGGTGGCTTTACAAACGCAGGAACAGCTTTAGCCGCAGTAACAACCCAAAGTGGCACAATGAATGGAACTACGGCTGTAACTTTGTCAGGTTCAAACGCTAGTATTCGTGTTGGTCAATACATTACAGGCACTTCAATTGCTAGTGATACTTATGTTGCAGCCATTAGTGGAACAGCCCTTACACTAAGTAAAAACGCATCAGGTTCATCTACATCTACCCTATCCTTCTTCACGCCTCATGGAGTAGTAGTAGGCGGTGGTAATAACCAAGCCACAGGAGCTTACTCATTTATCGGTGGTGGTGGCGATGCTGGAACAGCAGGAAACCGAAATGTAGCGAGTGGGGATTGGAGCTTTGTTGGTGGTGGCGCAAGAAATGTGGCATCAGGAATAAGCTCTGTAATTTGTGGGGGTGGCTGGAACAACGGATTTGTAACTTCTACAGCAAGTGGAAATAACGCATTTATTGGTGCAGGATATTCAAATACCTCAAGTTCTGTTTATGCTACCGTTTTAAATGGTCAATTTAATACCGCCTCGGCTTCACAATCGGTAGTTTTAAATGGAAGCGGAAGTTCAGCAAATGGTTCGTTTTCAACAATCATTAATGGACAAAACGGAACATCTAGAAGTATTGCAGCCAATACAATATTTCCTTCTTCAGACCCACTTTCAAGCGTTGTAGGGGCAACTCAATCAGCAATATTAGTTTTAGCTCGTCAAACTACAGACGCTACTCCTACCGTATTAGCATCTAACTCATCAGCCGCAGGAACAACAAACCAAGTAATTCTACCCAATAACTCTGCGTATTTATTTAAAGCTACTGTCATTTCAGGAGTTACAGGCGGTGGTAATACATCAGGTTGGAAACTAGAAGGCGTTATTAAGCGTGGTGCTAACGCAGCATCTACTACTATTGTAGGCACAGTAACAACTACTTTGTTAGCTCAAGACGCTGGTGCTTCTACTTGGACAATAGCTGCAACTGCTGACACAACTAATGGTGGGTTACGATTTACTTTTACTGGACAAGCTGGAACAACTATCAGAACAGTTTGCAAGGTAGAAACAACAGAGATGACATTCTAAGGAGAAATCATGGCATTAAAACTTAACTTACCTCAAACCCAGTTCGGTGTGCCTGCACCCGAAGCCTACGCTAAAATTACCAATTTCTTTGGTAATAAAGACCAACTTCAAGTCCAAGTAGCCGTTTATTTTAACGAAGACGCTCGCCAAGGCAACATGGCTACGGTCAAGGAAAACGCTCATTATATCAATATTGAGGACTTAAAAGGCGACATTATCCCTGCTATCTATGCAATTTTGAAGACTTTTAGCGACTACGCTGGCGCACAGGATTGCTAATTGTTTCAAACCGCATTTCAGGTCTTAGCGTTTCAAACCAATGCGTTTCAGATAGGACAGTTTCCCCCCAATCCTTACACTGATACGCATGATGGTTTCACGCCTGAAGAAATTAGACGGGCTAAAAACCTAGACCGAAAGATACGGGAAAAAGAATTAGCATTACTGAAAGCCCAACGAGCAGACCGTGACGCTCGTAAAGCTAGAATTCGGGATTTAGTTGACCCAAAACCAAAAATTGTTGCAAAACAGAAGCAAAATAAAATACAATCTATTCAAGAGGTTAAGGCTGATATACCGTCAGTTGATACTACAGAACTAGAGCAGTCTATCGCCTACCTTGAAAACCAACGAAGTAAGTTGTTAAAGGCGGTAGAGTTAAGACGAGAACAAGCCCAATTACGGGCAAAACTCAAAATACTTGAAGCCAAACGACTAGCGGACTTGGATGACGAACACGCTATAGTTTTGTTGCTTCAATGACCCCTTACGCACACTATAAAAAGAGTTTAGACTTGCTCCACATGGGGCATTACCAATCGGGGTTTCGGCTCTATGAGTTTCGGTGGCATCCAAAGACCCGTGAAGCATCGGGCGAAAAATGGGAAAAATGGGTAAAAGCCCCCAAATGGAACGGTGAACGCCTGTACGATAAACACATTACCGTGCAGATGGAACAAGGCTTTGGTGACATTATTCAGTTTGCTAGATTTTTGCCTATGCTTAAGGCTTGGGGGGCTAGAGAAGTATCAGTCATGTGCCACAAGTCGGTCATGCAGCTTTTAGGGCAGATGGACTGTATTGACACTATTTCCTGTGTGCGTGACGAGGGCAGACCGCTAGAAGCAGACTACTGGATTGGCAGCATGAGTTTGCCCCATTTTGCCCTACACGCCCCCATGTATGTACGCCAATCATTTCCTATTACTAAAGAAAAAATTGTAGGTTCTGAAGGCTATTTAAACGCCATTCCTAGCCTTATTGAGCGCAAAGTCGGAGTTAATTGGCACGCCAGTACAGGGCCACTACATTATGTCAAATCCATTGATGTCAACGAAATCCGCACAATGTTAGGCAACGATGTGTATTCGCTAAACCTAGCTACAGACGATATATTCCAACCTTTGCCACCTGACGGGTGGAAAGAAAACTTCTACAAGACCGCTTGCCACATGAAAGCCATGAAAGCGGTGGTTGCTCCCGATACAGCTACGGCTCACCTTGCTGGTGCTTTGGGGGTCAAGTGTTTCTTGCTATTGCCTGAAGATAACTACATCTGCTGGCGATGGAAGCATGGAGTATGGTACGACAGCGTTGTGCCATTGCGTAAACAAGACTGGCATAAATTACCACATTTACTGGAGAAGCTATGATTTGCCCGAAGTGCGGTTATTCCGAAAGCAACCATGTGGAAGCTAAAACGGACAAGGACAAATACTTAGAGTTTTGGGGCTACACGCTAGGTTCACCCGAAGCCGAAGAAGCATGGAAACTTAAACAAGAAATGACTGCTAAAGAAGCTCCGATGGTGATGTCAGACATTGATGGCTATATATCTCAAGTCGATGGCACATGGATTAAAAGCCGTAGCCACCACAGAGAACACTTGAAACAGCACAGAATGATTGAGCTTGGTAACGATGTACCTAAGCAACATAAACCAATCGAAATTGACCGCAAGACCCAAGAAGCCCGTAAACGCAAGATTGCCGAGCTTGCTTACGCCAAACTAAACTATCGTTAAGGAGCAATCATGGCAGACCGTAGAGAGATGTTGGAATCCGCATTAGAAGAAGCACTAGAGCCACAAGATGAGGGTAAACCCGTAGATACAGAAAATGATGGAGTTTACACCGATGAGGAAAGTCAAACCGAGATTGCTCAAAACGAACCCGCTCGCAATGAAAAGGGTCAGTTTGTCGCTAAAGAGGAAGCGGGCGCAGAGGAAGCAAGCGTTGAGGCTGTTGCAGAAGATACGACTGAAGCCGAACAACCCGAAGAACAGACTGAGATTGGCGATATACCAAAGCCTACAACTTGGAAGAAAGACTTGTTACCTTTATGGGATAAGATAGCTAAAGGGGAAACTTTAACCAAAGAAGAAAGTAAGAAACACCTTGAATACCTTAACCAACGAGAAAATGAATTTAAAAAGGGCGTTAGCGTATATAAAGCGGAAGCGGAACGAGCAAAGGCTCTTGAGGAAGCGATTAATCCATTCGTACCTGAACTCCAAGCACAAGGAATCCACCCAGCCGCTTGGATAAACAATTTAGGTCGGGCGCACATGATTTTGACTAAAGCCCCATACGACCAAAAAGTGCAAATGTTTCATAGACTTGCACAAGATTATGGAGTAAACTTAAATTCAATTAATCAACCAACTGCTGAACAAGCACCGCAAGATGCTTACACTCAACAGTTAATGCAACAACTTTATCAAGTTAATCAAGAGGTTAGCACGATAAAGTCTAGGTTTGAGATGGAAGAACAAACTCGCTTGAACAATGAAATCGAGCGGGTAAGAAGTGACAAAGAGCGGTTTCCGCACTTTGATATGGTTAGGGAAGAAATGGCTCAACTACTTGAGCTAGGTAAGGCCCAAGACCTTGAAACGGCTTATACGAAAGCTGTACGGCTAAACGATGAAGTTTGGGCGATGGAACAGGAACGACTCCTATCTGACGCAAAAAAACAAGCATCTCAGGCACAGCAAGTAGCACGAGCTAAAGCAACGGCTGTTAGCCCAAAATCCGTTACACCTAGCGGAACACAAGCGAAAGTCGAAGCAAAGGACAGGCGTTCTCTACTGATGGCTCAGATGACCGAGGCAGAGAGCGGTAGGCTTTAATTAACTTAAAAAGGAAATATCATGGCATTTGCTAACTCAGCAATCACCGATATTATCGCTACCACCATTCAAAGTCGTAGCGGTGAATTGGCTGACAACTTAACGCAGAACAATGCAATTCTGCAACGCTTAAACTCTAAGGGCAATGTGCGCCCATTCTCGGGTGGTAATGTGATTTTGGAAGAAATCATGTACAACGACCCTAACACTAACAACGCTAATTCTTATAGCGGTTACGAAGTATTGAACATTGCTCCTGACAGCCCAATTTCTGCTGCTCAGTTCAAGATTGCTCAGTACGCTGCTGCTGTAACGATGAGCGGTTTAGAGATGCTCCAAAACAACTCCAAAGAAGCTATCATCGACCTGTTAGATGGTCGTATGCAAGTTTCTGAAGCTCGCCTTTTGAACCGCATTTCGGGTGACCTATATGGTGACGGAACTGGCAACGGTGGTAAGAACATTGACGGTCTAGCTGCCGCAGTTTCTACTTCCCCAACCACAGGTACTTACGGTGGTATTAATCGTGCAAACTGGTCTTTTTGGCAAAACCAAGTAACTACTGGTTTGCTTTCGACCAACACTTTGGCTAAAATGACCGAAGCCGCTATCAAGCAGATTCGTGGCACAGACAAGGCTGACTTGTACATTGCTGGTAACACCGCATATCAGTATTTTGTAGGCGCATTGCAAGCAATTCAGCGTATTACTACCGAAGAAAGTGGTGCAGCAGGTTTCGCATCCCTCAAGTTCTACGGTGGCGGTACATCTGCTGATGTCGTACTCGGTGGTGGTATTGGTAACCAAGAGAACGCAAACTATATGTATCTCTTGAACACCAATTACATTTTCTTCCGCCCACACAAAGAGCGTAATTTCGTACCTATCGGTGGTGAGCGTCAAGCCATCAACCAAGATGCGATTGTTAAGCTCTACGGTTGGGCAGGCAACTTAACCACCAGCAACGCACAGTTGCAGGGTATTTTGACCGTCTAATTAGTAAAGGAAAATAATCATGCCTTATTCAGTTCTCCCCATTTCAGGTGTTGACCTCAACGGTATTACCCCTGAGAGCTTTGAATACACCAACGGAACTACTTTAATCGGTATCCCAAGTTTTGGCCCTTTAGGCGCACAAACTTTTGGTTCTGATGGTAAGCGTTATGTATTTGCCCGTGCTGGTGGCACTATTGCCGCTAACGCAACTTCTGTAACAGTAAACGCATCTACCTTTGCCGCTACTAGCGGTGGTGGTAGCTATGTTGCTCCAGCAGAATCCATGGTTTCGGGTGACTATGGTTGGTTTGGTGTTACAAGCGTCTAACCAAAAATTGTAGTAAAAACAAGGGGCTATCTCGTAATTGGGGTAGCCCTTTTTCTTTTAACCTCAGTACCTTTAACCACTTAGAGGAGTTTTACATGATTGATAGCGATACCCAAGATGCAGATTCTCGTTTGGCAGTTAAGTTTTATAAGCGAGCAGTCAAACTAGAGCATGAATCCAACGAGGCTGGCAGACCCATATTCAAAGACTTTGACTTTGTCCGAATCATGGTTGCTGGCGATAATCTAACGGAAATTGACACCTACGCACAAGAAAGCCATAAACAACGCTTTCCAAAGCAATGGCTACAGTATCAGGCTACGCAAGATTCTAGTAGCGAAATACTAGGAACACCCGTAGAACAATGGCCTTTAATCAGCCAATCTCAAGCCCAAGAATTACGGGGTGTTAAATTTATGACCGTAGAATCCATTGCTAATGCTTCTGACCTACAGCTACAACGGATTGGAATGATTGCTGGTATGTCACCCCACGCTTTTAGGGATAAAGCACGGACATTCTTAAATTTGGCTACTGAATCAGCCGAAGCCACAAAGCGAGCAGAAGAAATTAATCAGTTAAAGCAAGAACTTGCCAAAAAAGACGAGGAAAATGCTAGAATAAAGGCTGAAACTGATGCGAAGCTGGCACTAATGCAAGAGCAAATGGCAGCGATACTTGCGGCAGTTGGTGAAAAGAAAACCCGCAAAAGGAAAGCGGAATCCGTAGAGGAAACTTAATATGTCATCAACGATGCTCCAACTTGTGCAACAGACCACTAGCGAGTTAAACCTTGCTATTCCGACTTATGTTGCAGGCAATACCAATCAAGACGTTCAACAAGTTTTAGCCCTTATGAATCGTGTGGGCTACGATTTGGTCAAGGAATACGATTGGCAAGCTTTGGAGTTGGAGTATCGTTTTTACACCGATGCCGTAACTTTTGTAGGCGATACCGTCAGTAACAGTAGTTACAACCTTATTGTTACTGGCGATGCTACCGCCCTAAATAGCGATTATTCCATTACAGGCACAGGCGTAAACCAAGATACTTATGTTGAAAGCGTTACTTATGACGCTATATCAGGGTTATCCACTATTGTTATGAGCCAATTAGCGAGTGGCACATACACAGGCGTAACCTTTACTTTTTCTAAAACCAAATACGATTTACCGCCTGATTTTGAAACTATTACCGACAGAACCCAATGGGATAAAACTAAGCGTTGGCAGATGCTTGGCCCTGAAGATGCCCAACAATGGCAATGGTTAAAGTCGGGTTATATTTCGACTGGCCCACGCATTCGTTGGCGTATTCTTGGTCAGCAATTCCAAATATGGCCACCTTACAACACCCAAGAATATTTAGGTTTTGAATACCGCTCAAAAGGTTGGGCTAGAAGCTCGACAGGCGCGGTTAAGAATAGCTTTACTGCCGATAACGACACGACTGTATTAGACGATACCGTTATGGTGCTAGGTACAAAACTTAAGTATTTTCAAATCAAAGGATTTGATACTACTGCGTTGCAACAAGATTATTTCCGCTACTTAAATGTAGCCAAAGCCAACGACAAAGGCTCAGATAATCTATCGTTTGCACCATATCCAACCAAGGTGCTTATCGGTTACGCTAACATTCCCGATACTGGTTACGGGACTTAAACATGGCAGTACCACAACAACGAAGGGCTATGACCGCATCGTTGCCAGCCCCTATTGGGGGTTGGAACGCAAGGGATTCTTTGGCAGAAATGAACCAGTTAGATGCGGTTCAAATGGTCAATTTCTTCCCCACGCCTACCGATGTAACGCTTAGAAAAGGCTACACCAAGATTTCTGAAGGTATGACGGGACAAGTGTTCTCGTTAATGAGTTATTCAAGCCCAACGACTACAAAGTTATTTGCGGGTACAAATGCGGCTATTTACGATACAACTACATCAACTGCCACTACCGCATTTACGGGTATTACTGACGGCAAATTGATGCACGCTTTAATTACAACTGCGGGTGGCACTTTTATGCCTGCTGTCAACGCAGTAAACCCAATGGTCGTTTATGACGGTACACGGTGGCAATTTTCTGCAACGACAGACACAGCGCAGACTATTTCTACGCAAACTAGGGGTGGTGTTGGCAATTTAACGGCTACCGTTACCACTTCTTCACCCCACAATCTTGTTACAGGTAACACAATTACGGTTGCGGGTGCAACTCCTAGCCAATTTAATGGCACTTATCGTATCACCGTTACAGGCGCAAGCACTTTTACATACACAATGGCTTCTGCCCCCGCTTCAGATGCAAGCCCTGTAGGCACTTATACGATTGATTACTACATTACAGGCAAAAACTCCAATACTTTTGCCCAAATTAACCTTTTTAAAGAGCGTCTTTACTTTGTAGAAGAAAACAGTTTAAGTTTTTGGTATTTACCCGTAGATTCCATTAGTGGTGCAGTCACCGAATTTCCGCTTGGGGGCATATTTAAACGTGGTGGCTACCTACAAGCAATGGGAACATGGACTATTGATGCTGGTTACGGGGTTGATGATTTAGCTGTATTCATTACTAGCAACGGGGAAGTGGCAGTTTATAAGGGTTCTGACCCATCCGACCCTAACGATTGGGCTTTAATTGGTCTTTGGAACATTGGACAGACTTATGCTCGTAAATGTTTCTTTAAATACGGTGGAGATTTGCTGATTTTGACCGAAGATGGTCTTGTACCTTTATCGGCAGGCTTGCAATCGACCCGTTTAGACCCCCGTGTCAACATTACCGACAAGATTTTCTTTGCCATTAGCCGTGCCGCAGACGCATACGCGAGTAATTTTGGCTGGCAAATGCTGTATTTTGCTAAACACAATATGTTGATTGTCAATATTCCTGTAACTGGTGGGCAAGAGCAGTATGTCATGCACAACATTACAAAATCATGGGCTAGATTTACCAATATTGCAGCAAATTGTTGGGAAATGAGTGGCGATGACGCTTATTTTGGTGGTAACGGCTTTGTAGCTCGTTTTTATGACAGTTTTTCCGATAACGCCACCAACATTAACGGCTTTGTGCAGCAAGCTTATTCGTATTTTGGCACTAGAGGGCAACAAAAACGCTTTACGATGGTGCGCCCTATTCTTCAAACCGATAACGGTATTCCCACGGTTTTATGCGGTATTTCAACCGATTTTGACACCGTACCGCTAACCAATCAAATATCGTTTAACCCAAATACCCTAGATATTGGGGTTTGGGATGTATCCACATGGGATGATACAAACTGGGGTGGAAACCTTGTAGTAACGAAGTTTTGGCAAGGCGTTACAGGAATCGGTTATGCGGGTTCAATTAGCCTTAATGTAGCAAGCCAAGGTATTGATTTTCATTGGGCTAGTACGGATTATGTAATGGAAGCTGGGGGTGTCTTGTAAGTGAGACAAGTTACGACTGAGAATCAGCAATACATGGGGGAATGGCTGGTTCGGATTCTTAACTTTCCCTTACCTGAAACCACCCAATGTATTGGGCAATTAAAAGACGGTAATTTAGTCGCTGTCGCTGGTTATACCAATTTCATGCCAAAGGCGTGTGAAATTCATATAGGTAGCGTAGGCGAGAATTGGGCAAGTAAAGATTTTTTGTGGGCAGTCTTTGACTATCCCTTTAATAAACTTGGACTTAGCGTTATACTAGGGCAAATCTGTGCTGATAACACGGATGCCCTAAAGTTAAACCGACATTTGGGCTTTAAGGTTGTTGCTGAAATAGCTGATGCCCACATGAGCGGGGATTTGGTGATTATGGCAATGCGTAAAGAGGAGTGTCGGTGGCTTAACATCCGATGCCCTCTACGAACAAAGATGGGAGAATAGTATGGGTGGTGGTGGATTTTTAGGATTAGGGCCTACGCCAAGTGCGCCTGCCGCTCCTGATTACTCGGCTGCGGCTAGAGAAACAGCACAGGGTAATTTGGATGCCGCCCGTGCTGCGGTTGCGGCTAACCGTGTTAATCAAATAACACCTCAAGGAACATTAACTTACAACATTACAGGTCAAGACCCGTACGGCAATCCTACTTGGACTGCTACTCAACAATATTCGCCTGACCAACAAAAACTTTATGACATTCAAAATGTTTTAAGTTTGCAGACAGGTGAATTAGCAAAAAAAGGTATTGGTTATCTTGAAAATACTCTTGCAAGTCCGTTTGATGTAAATCAATTACCAAGCACAGGGTTTAATCCTAGTCAAACTTATCAAGATGCCTACATTGCTAGACTTCAGCCAAATATTGATAGAAGTCGTAGAAGATTAGCTCAAGATTTAGCAAATCAAGGTATTCCACTTGGTTCTGAAGCTTATGAAGATGCGATGCGTATTCAAGCGCAAAAAGAAAATGATTTATTGTTAGGTGCAACCACACAAGGATTTAATGTTGGCCAAACCGCTAGAGATGCAAAATTAAGAGAATTGTCGTTTTTACGAAATGAACCCCTTAATATGCTTAACGCATTAAGAACAGGCTCTCAGGTTACAGGCCCACAGTATGTTAATTCTGCTCAACAGGCTACGACTGCTGGCCCTGATTTATTAGCTGCATCACAAATGGGCTATAACGCTCAAATGGGTAACTTTAATGCAGGACAAGCCGCACAAGCTAATTTAAATCAAGGTTTGTTTAGTTTAGCTAGTGCTGGTATTCCATTAATGTCAGACCCACGCACCAAAGAAAATATTAAAGCGATTGGTGTAATGGAAAACGGACTGACCCTATATAGCTTTGAATACAAAGATGAGTTTAAAGACCATGAATTTGCAGGACATGGCGTTCATGTTGGCGTTATGGCTGATGAAGTTGAAAAGATTTACCCATTTGCAGTACGAACCCTAGATGACGGCTATAAAGTCGTAGATTACGGATTAATACCATGAACGCATACAACCCATACATTATGCAAATGCCACAAACCCAAGAATTAGGTGGGCTTACACCGTATTTTCAAAACATTGCTAATCAACAAGCTATGCAAAATATGGCTATGCAACAAGCTCAAGGATTAACTCAGCAAGCAGGACAAACCGCACAAGGCGGCATGAATCCAATGATGATGGCTCAAATGTTGCGTGGGCAAACTAAGGCTAATCCTTATTTGGCCTCTATTCCTGCCATGATGAAATATGGTGCAGGTAATGTTTACGGTGGTTTTGGTCAAGGTCAAACCCCAACCAATGCAAATTGGGATTTAGACGCTCAAGGAATGTAATTATGGCAAATGGACAATTACCGATGATTAATGTTGGTGGTAATTTGCCACCTGAAATCCTACAACAACAGCAGGCACTAAATCGCCAACAACAAATGGCTCAGTTGCTTATGCAACAGGGCATGAATCAACCACAAGGTCAAATGGTTAGTGGTCGTTATGTTGCACCTAGCTTTTTTCAATATGCCGCCCCATTGGCTCAGTTATACGCTGGAACACGCCTTGCCGAAAAAGGCGATAAAGCCGCTATTGAATTAGCCCAAAAATTGCGTGAAACACAAAGTAAAGAAATTGAGCAGTTTGGTGAGTTAATGAAAACTGACCCTGCTGCTGCTTATCGTTTAGCCGCACAATCTTATGTGCCTGAATTAAGAGCTACTGGCGTTAAGAAAATGATGCCTGAAGAAGTTACTCTTGGTGAAGGTCAAAAACGTTTTATGGTTATGCCTGATGGAACAACCCGTGTTGTTGCTCAAGGCGAAGAAAAGTTCAAACCGCCATTACAAGTTGATACGGGAACTACCATTGAGTTTCGTGACCCCCGTGACCCAACAAAAGTATTACAAGTTATACCTAAATCTCAGATGCCTACTGCTGGACAAGTGGTTGAGCGTGAAGAAGGAACTTTCTTGGTTGACACAAGAACTGGTCAAGCAAAACCTGTGGTTGGCCCACAAGGACAGGCTTTGGTTGGTGGAAAACCACTAACAGAAACACAATCTAATGCTGTGGCGTTTGGTATGCGAGCAGTAGAAGCAAACAGAATTGCAACCGATTTGGAAAATAAAGGGTTTACTAATACTGGCGTAATTCGCACAGCAATTGGTGGAACTGTTGGAACTGCGCCTATTGTTGGTGAAAAACTAGAACAAGGTGTTCGCTCTACATTTAATGTGTTGCCACAAGCATTAGGCGGCCCAAGCCCCGAACAGCAACAAAACGACCAAGCTCGTAGAAATTTTATTAGTGCTGTTTTGCGTAAAGAATCAGGTGCAGCAATATCGCCAACAGAATATGTAAACGAAGAACGCAAGTATTTCCCACAATTAGGCGATAGCGAAAAAGTAATTAAACAAAAACAAGAAGCTCGTAAATTAGCTATTCAAGCACTTGAAGCTCAAGCTGGGCCAAGTGGAAAGCGTTTAATAGAAAAAAATGTTGGACAACAACTTTCGGCTCAAGACCAAGAAGCTTTAGCTTGGGCTAATGCAAACCCTAACGACCCTCGTTCTGCACAAATTAAACAGAGTTTAGGAAGATAACATGGCGTTTGACCCCGATAAATATCTTGCATCTAAAGCATCATCACCTGTTGTATCTCAAGGTTTTGACCCTGATGCTTATTTAGGGTTATCTAAGCGTGGCAACATTATTAATACTGATGTGCCTACGGTTGTTGGTCAAGTACCAAATCCACCTGTAACGCCTGAACCTAAACGCTCAATGCGTGAAAAAATGATGGCATTATACGAAGTGCCAGCCACTATGCTTTCAGGTGCAGCTTTAACTGTGCCAAGTGCTGTATCTGCTTTGGTTACAGGCGAAGGGCCAACAGCTATGGCACAACGCAATATGTATCAGCCTAGAAGCGGTGCAAGCCAAGATGTATTGCAAAGCATTGGTAGTGCGTTTGAAGCGTCTAAATTGCCCCCAGTATTTCCTACAGGTATGTTGCCAAGCTATGCTCGTATGGTTGGTGCTACACAACCACAAGTTGCACAAACTGTACAAAATGTGCCTACCATGCCACAAATATTGCGCAGACAACCCCAACCTACTATGTCAGGTGTGGGTTCTGCGGCAACACCTGAAGCTCTAACTCGCACCCAAATGGCTCAACAGTTGCGTGTGCCTGTACCTTTAAGCAAAGGTCAAGCCGAGCGTGATTTAGGACAACAACAGTTTGAAATTGAAACTCCTAAAATTGCACCTGAATTGGGCAAACCGTTAGTAGAAGCACAAGCAAGACGTAATGACGCTATTTTGCAAAACTTTGATGCTTTTGTTGATGCTACTGGCAAACAGTCGTTTGGTTTACGGGCTACTGGAAAAGCCGTTACGGATGTGCTTAATAAAGAAGCAGAAGCCGCTAAAACTAAAATTAATCAAGCTTACACATTGGCTAAAGAAAAAGGCGAAACTGAAGCTCCTGTTAATTACTCGCAGTTGCAAGCGTTTATTGAAAACGAAACGCCTACAACTCGTACCGCTAATGCGCCAATTCTAAATATTGTTTACGAGCAATTAAAGAAAAACGACCCTGACAATACAGGCGAAATATCTATTAATGCGCTTGAGGATATTTACAAAGTAATAAATAAAAATTATGTTGCAGGAACGCCAAACGCAAGTTATGGGCGTGAAATGCGTGACATTATTAATCAGATTACCGAAGGCAAAGGTGGCGATTTATATCAGCAAGCCCGCAAATTGCGCCAAGATTACGCTAAACGCTTTGAAAACATTGGTGCGATTGACCGTTTAATTAGTACCAAAGCCAACTCTGATGACCGAGTAGTGGCACTTGAAGATGTATTCCAAAAGTCAATTATTAACGGCTCGTTGGATGATGTTAAAAACTTAGGGTATGCCCTCAAAAAATCAGGAACACAAGGTCAACAGGCATTAAGAGAGTTGCAAGGTCAAACCATTGAATATCTAAAAGACCGCGTAACCCAGTCCATTGACACCGATATGTTTGGCAATCCAGTTGTAAGCCCAGCTAAGTTTAAGTCGGCAGTTCGTGAATTAGACCAAGATGGCAAGCTTGACTATTTGTTTGGCAAAAAAGGCGCACAAGAAATTCGTGACTTGATGGAAACTACCATTTTGGTCAATGCCCCATTAAAAGGTGCTGCTAACTACAGCAACACCGCAAGTGCATTAATTCGTAGCTTAGACATGATTAATCGTAGCCCAATCGGTAAAATACCTGTAATTGGCAGCCTTACCAAATACAGTTTTGAAAAAGCCCAAGAAAAGGCATTAAAGAAAAAGATTCAAGAATCAATTAATTATTCGCCCACTAAAATGGCTAAAGAATTGAAAAAAGGAAGCAAAAAATGAGTAGAAACGGGTCAGGCGTATATTCACTACCTGCTGGTAATCCAGTAGTTACAGGCACAACTATTGCAAGCACATGGGCTAATAACACCATGTCGGATATTGCTTCTGCGCTTACTGATTCGGTAGCGGCAGACGGTCAAACCCCAATGACGGGTAATTTGGATTTAAATAGTAACAAAATTGTTAATTTGGCAGTAGGCACAGTCGCAGGTAATTCGGTTGAATATACCCAAGCTACTTCCAATGTGGCGATTACTGGCGGTGCTATTAATGGTACTCCTGTTGGCGCATCTACCGCTTCTACAGGTCGCTTTACTACTTTAGATGCCACAGGTAACACCGCATTAGCTGGTACTTTATCGGTTACTGGGACTTCTACCTTTACAGGCTTAGGCTCGTTTAACGGAACTGGCGCATTAAAGATTCCTGTTGGAACGACTGCCGAACAGCCTACGCCTGCTACAGGTCAAATTCGTTTTAACAGTAGCAATACCCAATTTGAAGGCTATAACGGTAGCGCATGGGGTTCATTAGGTGGTGGCGCAACAGGTGGCGGTGCAAACCAAGTTTTCTTTCAAAACGACCAAACTGTTACAGTTAATTACACCATTCCAGCAACTAAAAATGCAATGAGTGCTGGCCCAATTACAATCGACACAGGCGTAACTGTGACAGTATCAACTGGTGCTGTTTGGACTATCGTATAAGGAAAATATTATGGCTGGCGCACTAACAATCTCAACACTAAACGACAGTTCAGGCGTTCTTGCAACACAGAACGGAATGACTGGTATTGCTAAAGCTTGGCTAAATTACAATGCCGTTACACAAAGCGTAAGAAATTCATTTAATGTTAGTTCTGTTACTTATGTAAGCACAGGTCGCTACACAGTAAATTTTACAACTGCTATGCCTAATGCAAACTATGTTGTTGATTGTGGAAATATTGGGTATGTTGGTGTTAGGTCTGTAAATATATATTCTCTTAATGGAACTTACACAACAACATCAGTAGGGGTAGCAGGAGTGTTGAATACCGATGCTTCTACATATGATGCTGATTATGTAAACATTGCAGTATTTAGTTCATAAGGATAAATCATGGCAGGCACATTAATTACAGACACCCTTCAAGGCGCAACTCTTACAGATGGTACAAATAGCACATCAACTACTAACTGTATTAGAGGTTCCGCAAAGGCTTGGGTAAACTTTAATGGAACAAGCTCCACAATCCGTGCTTCGTATAATGTAAGCTCTGTTAGTTTAGATGGAACAGGTTTATATACAATAAATTTTACAAATCCTTTAGCAGATGCAAATTATGCTGTAAGCGGAAGCGCAACATTTGATACTGGCGGAACAGCAGCTGCTCGAATACTTGCACCAAGAGGAAACGTATATACAACAACTGCCTTAAGTTTACGGTCTAGTAATGATGCAGGTGGAGTAAATAATTGTGAATTTGTTTCCGTTTCAGTATTCCGTTAATTAAGGAGAAATTTAAATGCAAGTCATTATTTTTACAAACGATAACGGTGGAGTTTCCACCTGCATCCCCACAGGCGAACTGCCAATCGAAGCTGTATTGACTAAAGATGTACCCGAAGGTCGTGGGGCAAGGATTGTCAATATTTCTGACCTACCTAACCAATACAACGATTTTTATGATGCTTGGGAAATGGATGCTACCTCGGTAACAGTTAATAAAACCAAAGCTGTAGAACTTACTAAAAAGCGTCTAAGGACAGAACGCACTCCACTATTAGCCGCACAAGATGTAGCGTTTCAGCGAGCTTTAGAAAGCGGTGCAGACACATCCGCTATCGTTGCTGAGAAACAAAGATTGCGTGATATTACCAATCTAGCAACCGAAGATAAAACGCTTGAAGAATTACGGGCTTTGAAAGCAGAGGTGTAATATGCCTTTAGTCCTTAATGGTACAACTGGTGTACAAGATAACTCAGGTGCGTTTGTAAGCGGTACTGCCGTTTCTGCAAGCGGAACAAGCGTTGACTTTACTGGTATTCCTAGTTGGGTTAAGCAAATTACTGTAATGTTTCAAACAGTTTCACAAACAGGAAATGATAATTTTTTAATACAACTTGGAACATCAAGTGGAATTATTAATTCAGGTTATGTATCTAGTTCTGTTGGTGGCGGTTCTTCAACCTCAACAGCTGGATTTATTATTTCAGAAGATACTAATTCCCAATCATTATGTGGACAACATATTATTTCTCAATTCAGTTCTAGTAGCTGGAATGCAACTGGACTTTATAACAGAGATGGTGCGGCAACATTAAAAACTTGTTCAGGAAAGTTAACAGGTGCTGGGACAATAGACCGCATTCGTATTACAACAACTGGTGGCACAAATACATTTGACGCTGGCACTATTAACATTCTTTACGAGTAAATCATGAACAGAATTGAAATTAATGTGATTACTGGTGAGCGTAAAATAGTTGAGCTAAATGCTGAAGAAATAGCACATGCACAAGCTCAATACGCACAATGGCAAGCTGACGAAGAAAAGCGTAAGGCTGAAATGCCTAAATTGCTTCAAGAAGAAATTGCTCGGCTACAAGCTCAACTTGCTGAACTAGAGGCTAAATAATGTTTATTATCGACTGGATGTTTGACAAAATGGGCTATACACGAAAGGTGCATTGGGCTGATGTCTTTGCTACTTGGGAAGAAAAGCCAGCCAAGAAAACTGTTAAACGCAAGCCAACCGTTAAAAAGGCTACTACTAGAACTGTTCGTAAAAAGGTCTAATTATGGCTAACGAGATTGAAAAAGAGGTTGTTAAAGAAGCCATTAAGGAGTGGTTAAACGAAAAGGTAGCCCAATTCGGCTGGTTTTCTATTAGAACCATTTTCTATGTATTTGTTGCTGGTCTTGGTTATGCTTACCTAGTAACCCACGGTTGGTCAATACCAAAATGATTTTAGAAACTATTATTGGTGCATTAGTACCAGTCGGGGTAGAAGGCATTAAACAACTTATAGGGCGTTTTAACGGTGGAGTTCGCCCAACCACCATTGCAGAGCAGATTCAGCTTGATAACAGCGAAATTGCTCGTTTAGAAGCCCTTGCAAAGCTTGATAACCCATACGGACAACCTAGCCAATGGGTTATAGACTTAAGAGCTTCTAGTCGTTATATAGGGGCTTTAGTAGTTATTGTTGTAGGACTATCTACTTTATTCTTACCCGTTGACCCATTTGTACAACGCATTGGATTAGAAGCCGCCAATATCGCCTTTGGATTCTTGTTTGGTAGCCGTATCATGGCAAACCTTAAAAAATGAGATTTGAGGAGTGTTTAGCCCGTGTGCTTAAACATGAAGGCGGTTTTGTAAACGACCCCGTAGATAAAGGCGGTATGACCAACCTAGGCGTTACTAAGCGGGTTTGGGAAGAATTTGTAGGACACCCCGTATCAGAAGCCGATATGCGAGCATTGACCCCTGAAAAAGTCGGTAAACTGTATAGACAAAAGTATTGGAACGCTGCCTACTGTGAAGTCTTACCAAAAGGGCTAGATTATGTGGTATTTGATTTTGCCGTTAATGCTGGGACAGGGCGAGCAGTTAAGACGCTACAACAGACTATCGGAGTGGTGGCTGATGGAATTATCGGGCCTAGGACTAGGGCAGCGATTAATGGTGCAAACCATAAAAAACTTATTAACGATTATTCAGACGAACGCATCGACTTTTACCAAGGCATAGTTGCTAGACGACCCGAACAAGAACGCTTTATTAGAGGTTGGCTTAGACGGGTCGAAGAAGCGCGAAAACTAGCTCTTGATGATAACGACCAACAAAGTAGTAACGCTTAAAAAGATAACAAATTTGTTAATCCAATATTGACGCTTTAAACGGGCGGGGTCGTAAATAAGATACGACTGAAGCCGTAGCATATCCATATCTTCTTCTACATACTTGGGCTTTTGGTAATAAATGCCAATCTGTACGCCTGATTTAGTTCTGTATGGTATGTTCATTCAAACTCCTCAGAATTAGTATCTTCAATGTCGTAAATAAACGACATAATGTGTTGGTCAACTTGATGGTGCTTTTCTGCCATTTCCTTGATGTTAGGAAAGTTGTCTAATTCGTCTTGGACTTCACGCACCAAATCAAACGCTAGTACAAGCTTATTTAAGAGTTGCTCTTTCACGATATACCCCCTGTATATAGCACATAGACAACTGCGGGTATTCCAAAGGCAATAAGGCCGCCAATAACGCCAAGTAAAAACTGTTTCATAAATCCCCCTTTGGTTAAACAACACCTACAGTTTAGCAAACAATCAACTTTAGTTTATTAGTATTTACCCTATACTGTATAAAAAGACAGGGCAAGATTTGGTGGACTGTTTCATGTAACGCAGAAAGCCGCAAAACTCGTTACTTGCCACATCCTCTTGGGGCGGCTTAACGCCCTGTAAAGGTGGGGTGGTAGCCCGTGAATGAGAAGTGAGGGCAGGGGGATGCCCAACTACCACCCCGTAGCCATTATAGGCGGTTTTTAGCCCTATAAAACGCCAACAGATGTGTAAAACATTCCCACCCAATTCTCAGGTCGGCATCGGGTATCTCTAATAGTTTAGCCTTGTTTTTTAAGGCATTGACATAAACAATGGCACACCGAGCATTAGGCATATCAAAGCCGTGCCTATAAGCCGCCAGTTGCATTTGGTGGTCAAAGTAATAGTCGAGCTTATCCACATCTTTTTCGGTGGTTTTAAAGTCAATGACAAAACCCTCAGTCTTGGGATGGCTATGTGGTTTGCTAATTAGGTCGCATTTACCGCCATATCCACCGTTAGCAAAAGACTTCTCAGAAATCCATATCTGTTGCCCAAAATGCTCGTTTATAGCCTTTTCGACTACTCGAACATAGGCAGGTAGCTCAGGAATGTAAATACCCTCGTAAAACGCTTCTATGACCCCGTGAACTTGTGTGCCACGCTCGGCAGCTTGTTTGGCAGTTTCTTTAGAATCCGCGACTACGCGAGCCAACCAAGATTCTTCTGATTCGCCCTCAATACGAGGCAAAGTCAGCGCGGCTAGGATTGCTTGCTGTTGTTTCCATACATCAAGGGCGGGTTTGGCGGCACATCCAATAATTGTAGTTACAGACGGGACTAAGCCCTCTTTACGGGCATCTCGCACCGTTGTATTGCGGATTTTGCCATTAGCCCCCTCAACGGTATAGGCTGGCTCGCCAGTTGGTCGATACCAATGGCCACTCTCGCTTGCTATCTCTTTCACTAACATAATTCCCCCTGTAACAATTAACTAGCTAACGATAGTATATCTCTGCGTTCTTCTTCATCGCTGACTTTATCAGCACAAGCCAAGACCACGCTTTTAATGACGGTTTCTAAGTCCTCTACCGCAAACCCAATGATTGGGACTTCTTCATCGTAGCCCCTTTCCTGAAAGGTTTTAACGGTATATTTACATTCGATTACATCTTTAATTGCATGGTTCATGGCTTTTCTCCTAAAGGTTATTCCCCCTAGAACGGCAAGTCCTCATCATCTTCAATCTTTGCGTCTTGCAATAACTTGTTGACATCCTTTTTGTTACGCATTTCGGCTGATTGCATGATTTGGTCTTTTAGACCTTGCGATAACCCATCAAATACCGCTTGGTCAAACTTTTGTAAATCAAAGATTAAGCAAGGGTTTTCGCCTTTGGGAAGCCCTGCTTTTGCTACGATGGCTGGTACTGGCGTTACGGCTACGGCATCTGCGTAGGTATTGCCGTTATTGGCGGTGCGATGTTGAATCGTTACCATGCACCATTTATCCAGTAAGTTACTGATGTCAAAGCCACGCAACTCATCATCGGTAAATGATTTGCCCCGCCAGCTCTCCAAGTCCTTCCGTAACGAAGCCTTATCGCCTAGCGAGAGCGTGTAATTGCGTGTTTGGATTAAGGGCTTACCATCGTCAGTCTTGAGGTCGTCACCGTGTAACTCCCAAAAGAACTTGACCTTACGAAGCATTTTGGTCTGCCCCATGTATTCGGTGGTTTGTGTACCTAAATCAATAATTCGGTATAAACGAGCTAAATGCGAACCTACGGGCGCAATCTTGAACTCTTTTTTTGGTGCGTTTGAGCCTGTCACAATCATTTTTTCCCCCCAAAAATGTTTCTAAATTCATCAAAAGTTTCGGCAAGTAAAGGGATAACCCTAGTTTTTTTAGGGAATCCGCAAGCGTAGCGTAGCGTATCTATCTGTGCAACGGTTAGCATATTGCCTTCTTCTAAATCCTCAAAAATCGTGGTTAATTCATATTCCAGTTCAGATTGAGCTTCCATCATTTGTCGTTGGTCATCCATAAATTTCTCCATAAGTTAGCCTGAGTAGTCAGGTATTTTTACTATAAACCTTTTTTTACCTGTGTGCAATATTTTTTGTTAAAATAGCCACTTAACTATAAAATTACTTTTATGGACTTCAAATTAACACCCAAACAAATGATTCATTTATGCGGTGGCCCTGCCAAAATAGCCCGCAGATTCAAGGTAACAACCCAAGCAGTTCATCGATGGCAAAACGAAGGCTTACCCGCCAGTAAACTAATGGAACTTGCCGCCCAAATCGAGAAAGAATCGCATGGGCTAGTTACCCGTAAGGATATGTTTCCCCAAACTTGGCATTTAATTTGGCCTGAGTTGCAATAGGGCAAAATTTTGTTTTATACTAAAAGGGCAGAGTGAAGTCTGTTTAGTTTTGCCCTTTAGCAGACCCATTAGGGTAGCTTTGAGTGTTTAGTAAATGATTAAAGGGCATTTATTAAGCAACTTCACCTTAGAGCTACCTTAATGGGTTTTTCTATTCTGCGGTCACAGTTGGGCGGGAACCGACACCAGCGACTGCGATACAAGTGCTACTGGGGGATAAACGCTGTAATAGCATACAAATCGGTGGGCGAATCTTAGTGCCGATGCGTTGAACGACTGAGAAAGTCTAGTGGCTCCGAAAGGGAAAGACGAAAGCGGATTTAGGATGGGCTAAGTCCGTTCACCAAAAGGGAAAAGTTATATTTATATATAACAAATATAGTAAAAATAGATAAAAAACGCATTTTTGCACACGGCTCCCATGCAAGGGCTCCCGCCCAAGGGAGTGGTATAAGTCACATTAGGGTAAGTCCTAATAAACAAAAGTTGATAATGCCTTACGATTACATTACCAACTTAAAGGGGGAAATATGAAATACATCGCATTACTATTAACGCTTGGCGTGAATACTGTTTTTGCCCAAACCTATGTCATTACTGACCCGCAAGGTAATGTTTCTCAAAGTGTACAAATTCGTGGTAATCAGGCTCAAATAGTTGACAATCGTGGGTTTGTAACGCAAAACATTACAGTTTACCCAAATCAAATTGTTACACCGCAAGGATGGGCAGTTGGTACACCTAGCTATACAGTACCAATGTCACCACCAAGCCCACCGTCACCGAGGGTTTTGCAATGACTACATTTACTACTGATGACCGCATAAACGCTTACAGCTATTACCGTATTTATGATGAACATGGTGAAATCATGCGAACTGTAAAAACTAAACACGAAGCCGAGCATTTAATACAGACTTATACGGATTGGACTTACCAGTTTGTAAAAGCCGACAAACCTAAATTGGATTTGCCCGATGCTCCGTTTTAAATGGATTGGTACTGGTCTTTGTTTAATTGGGATTGGATTAACAAGCCTAAATGTATATCCAGCCAATATTGTTTTTGGCTTAGTCGGTAGTGCAATGTGGGCAGTAGCGGGTTGGCGGCAATATGATTACGCTTTATTTGTAGTTGAATTAGTAGCAGTTTTGATGTATTTTTTTGGTCTTTATTTGTATGTTTTTAACAACTTAACTAAATGGGGGATTTAGTGTGGAATTTGAGCAATTTTGGATGTTGTGGCCTAAAAAAGTGGCTAAGAAAAAAGCTGAAGCAGCTTGGTCTAGACTCACCGTGCTTGAAAAGCGAGAAGCGATGGAAGCCTTACCAAAGCACCTTAGACATTGGCAAATTAAGCAAACCGAAATAGATTACATTCCTTACCCTGCGACTTGGATAAATGCCGCGCGGTGGGAAGATGAGTTAGACATGACCCCACCCAAACAAAAAATAGACAGGTCGTGGATGTTTAGTCAGCAAGGCATCGAAGCAAAGGCCCGTGAACTTGGCATTTTAGGTAATGGCTACGATACTTACGAAACTTTAAAACGCAAGTGCATGATTAAATTGGGGATGGAAATTGAATAAAGTCTATTGGGGGGATTGTCGTGATTCTATGCGACAAATGGCTAAAGAAGGCGTGAAGGTGCAAATGTGCGTTACCAGCCCACCGTATTACGGTTTAAGGGATTATGGAACTGCTAAATGGGAAGGCGGTGACGCAAATTGTGACCATATTGAAAAAATACAATCACATAGCGGTCAAAGAGCAGACCGTGACCAAACAAGTCAAATATTTAAATATAAAGGTTTATGCAAAAAATGTGGTGCTGTTAGCGTTGATGGTCAAATCGGTTTAGAACAAACGCCACAAGAATTTATTGACAATCTTGTAGAAGTTTTTGCTTGTGTATGGGATATTCTTGCTGATGATGGAACGCTTTGGGTAAACCTTGGCGATAGTTATTGCATGAACTCTATGAGGGGTGAAAATTCTAAATTTAAAGAAACAAGCATAGGAAAAAACCACAACAAAAGATATGAAGATGGTGCAATGAAGTTAGGAAAAAGAACAATACCAGAAGGATTAAAACCAAAAGACTTGATGGGTATGCCTTGGCGTTTAGCATTTGCTTTACAAAAGTTTGGATGGTATTTAAGGCAAGACATCATTTGGCACAAACCAAACCCAATGCCTGAATCCGTTACAGACCGATGCACAAAAGCCCATGAATATATATTTTTGTTAAGCAAAAATCAAAAATATTATTTTGACCATGAAGCAATAAAAGAAGAAGGTGTTTATCCTGAAGGAACAAAAGCAGCAAAAGGAAGCGTAGAACGACAAAATCAAGAAGGTGTAAATGCAAGACCACCTGAATATAAAATTTATGATGGAATGAGAAATAAAAGGTCTGTTTGGACTGTAAATACAAAACCATACAAAGGAGCGCATTTTGCAACATATCCTGAAGAACTTATAGAACCTTGTATATTGGCTGGAAGTCGTGTTGGTGATATAGTTTTAGACCCGTTTTTTGGTAGTGGCACAACTGGTCAAGTTGCACAAAATTTAGGTAGAAAATGGATTGGTTGCGAATTAAACAAAAATTACGAAAAGCTACAAAATGAGCGACTTATTCAACAAGGACTTGAATTGGCGTAAAGAATGTGCTGTGCGACAGTTGTGTAAATGGCGGCATGAATGGGGGTTAGCAAAGTTTAGAGAATATCTATCAAATTACAAACTTGATAATAATTTACTAAATGACTTTGCCGACCAATGGAAAAAAGGTAACAAAGGTAATAAGGGGGAATGGTTATGAAAGAATATGACCCACACGAAGCAATCGACTTTATATTTAAAACCGCACCGCAATACGCTAAAGCGTCAGGTGAACTTGCTCAACTTGAAAACTTTAGGCACAGTCTTAAAGCTATCAAAATGTCGCAAACGGAAGAACAATCGCTTGGCGCACAAGAAAGAGAAGCTTACCGTAGTCAAGACTACCAAGACCTTTGCAAAGCCATAGGGGTAGCGGTAGAACAAAAAGAAGCTCTACGGTGGCAATTAGAAGCTGCCAAGATGCGTTTCGAGGCATGGCGTACCCAGCAAGCTAACGACAGACAAATTGAAAGGCTAACCAAATGAGAGATTATGCTGATGTATTACTTGAATTAAATCGTGCTATTAAAAAGCTACATTCTGCAAAACTTAAACAAGACCATACGGAAGCTTATTTGATTGGTTGCGATGTAACCGATTTATCCCAAGAACTTGAGGATGTATTACAAAAAGATGCAAACATTCAATAAAATAATGCGCAATGCTTTTGCAACCCACATTGATTATGGTTGTTTAAAAGGCGCAATTCCATCTAACCCTAACTTTGTGCCTAGCAATATAGACGGCATAGCCGAGCGTAAGGGCAAGTTTTTGGTGATGGAATGGAAACGCCCCAACGAAAAAGTTAGCGATGGGCAGAAGCGTTTATTACAGGCT